GCTGTCACTCGACTGAAGTTGAGAGTTCCTGTAGGCTGATATTTGTTCGCTGATAAACAAAAAGAATGGAAAAAAAGGTTTTCAGAGTTGGACCCACTGAAATCTGTATGAAAATATGACTGGATGGCCGTAAAATATGGCACCCCAGGTCTGAAATCGTCTATGTCCGTGCCATTCACTTGTAACTTCACTTCATTCGAGCGCGACACGAGATTGTTCGTGGAGTTCGCATTCGAAGAAGCTATGAATTTTACAGGATGGTTAAAGACCAATTGGTGGATATTTGTTTTGGACGGGATGTTCATCTGCGTCTGATAGATGAGTTGATTAATCTCTGAAAACGCCAGGTGGTTTCTCTCTTCTTCGTCCAGTAAAATGAACGCGGCGTTCACGTGATAGGTTCGGTTGACATCTAGATTTGACGCCCAGTGAATTTTGAGTTCCACGTCGTGATAATTCAAAGCCACGAGGGGAAGAGCGGTAGACCATAGTTCACAGAACCAATATCTCAAAGGGTAGAAGAAACTCTGAGAACCGAGCCCGCCGTGAAGTGAAGCCTGGAAGGATTTCGAGTACGAATTGCCCAGCAAATCGACCGCGATAGACTCACAAAACTCCGACGTTTGTTCGTCGATTCTCACTCCACCGATCCATATTTCGGTCTTCTCAATTACACTCGTCCAGTCGTCGAGGAGCTGAACTTCACCGTTAAGTTTCGCCACGATGTTCATGTAGCTCAACAGGTCGCCGAATTTGTTAATTTTCACAGTGCTGGTCCCCCCGGGAGCGGGGGTGGTCTGCACCACCAGTTGCTTTGTGAAGAAAGAAAAATTGGTCGCCCGTTTGAATTTGGAGTTGAAGTAAGTCGTGTCGGGTTGTCCGCTGATGAACTTGTCAAGTTCGCCTCGACTCACGAGCTGAGCGAGCGCCCCACCTGACATATCTATTAGTACACAACAAAATTTTAATTGTCATCATTCAGCATCATCTCACGCACGGTCTCCCAAATAACCGTAGTTAGAGCGAATTTATAAGCGAGAAACCCCACGAAGGTTGCGGGGTAGCTAAAGTCGAACGCGAAGGATGCATTGTTCCAAGTCACTTCAAAAGCAGCTATTCCTAGTGGCGCGAGGAACTCCTTTTGAAACGTGGTTTTCTCAAACTTGTCCACCCGATCGCAAAGCATGGAAACGTACGCATAACTGCCGACCGCACCCAACATGGCAGAGACGCCCTGCTCAGCGCCTTGTGTGATAAAGTACGACGCGCTCAAGGCTGTTCCCCATCCGGTGGTATTACTCTTCAGTGTCCTTTTCAGACGCTTGTAATCGGAAGTTGGTTGGGCGACGGCGAGGGGGGTGACGAGACTCATCGCGTTGATTTATTTACGGTTTTAGTCTTTATATTGGTAGACGCTTTTAATACATTTTTATTTGGCTTAAAGAGTAGATTTTATATATAGTTGTGCTGAGATGCCCGAGTGGTCTAAGGGGGACGTCTTAAGAACGTCTGGCGCAAGCCTCGCGGGTTCGAACCCCGCTCTCAGCAACCCCGCATTAAAGAATTCAGGACAGGTGTCTACATAATGAAGATGGGTGCGAGTGAATCCACCCCCGAACCGAAGACGAAGAAGAAACAACTGTCCCCGTACATAAAATTTTGTAAGGAGACTCGCGCGACGGTCGTGAAGGAGAATCCGAAACTGACTTTTGGTGAAGTTGGTAGGAAGATGGGTGAGATTTGGCGAGACATGTCCGAAGACGAGAAGAAAAAATATTCTAAGTAAATACCAGTGATGGAATATCTATTGTTTAAGTTTGCACAGACGTTCCACGAACCCCTGACGCATCGAGTGATGGAGGATATATTAAAAAAGATGGATAAGCCGGTGATGATAGACGCGGGCGCCTGGCTCGGGGACACGGCGATCAAGCTCACCAAGGCCGTCCCGGAATTGGTGGTCTACGCGGTAGAACCTTCGGCGAAGAATTGTAAGTTTATACGGCGTCAGGCTCAACCCAACGTGCACGTCATCGAAAAATGTTTAACGAATGATAGTCGTCAGAAATGTGACAGTGATTCGTTAGAGATTTTTAATAATAAATCGTATACGTTCGGAACTCAAGGTAAAGACTCGATAACCATAGACGAGATATGGTCCAAATCACCGACCGGTGTTCAACTCGTCCACCTGGATGTGGAGGGGCACGAGTTGGGTTGTCTTACGGGCGCGCGACGGTGTCTCGAGGCGGCGTCGACCATTTTCATAGTGGAGATCCTCCACGATAACATGGATCGAAACAAAATATTCAATTTATTTGAAAAGTTGGGCTACAAACATTTCGTCATCCCGGAAAACGTAGGTTGGCTTTTCGACAAGGGTCGTAATTACGTGTTCATTCCACCCACAACCCCTGTGCAGAGGGCACGAACAGGATTCCGTGACTCATGGTCATAGACAACTTACTTTTAGTGACACTGGTATGAGACAGGAGAACCCACCTCTCCCAGAACTCGGGTGAGTAGATGTCATTCCAATCCTCACTGGAACTATTTCTTATTTTTAACATCTCTCTATGAATCTCAACTAAATCTGTTTCTTTTCGCAGCTTCTCAGGGATGACCGCCCCCTTCCTGAGTAGTTGCGCGCGCATAATTTTGGGGTTTTGGTGATGTGGGTAGTAAGGCACCTTAACGTCACCAAAATCGATCACTCTTTTGTTGTTATGAAAAATCACCCTGTACAGATTTGCCACTGAAGGACTTGGTTGAAGCAAAACCCGATCCATTTATCAAGGGTACATATTATTTTTCTTAATTGCCATACGCGACACCGCCGAGCCCATCCTTGATCTTGAGGATATTGAAGTTCACGGCGTACACGCGATGATGATGGTTTCCGTTCTCGGGTGCACTGAAAGTGAGCTTAGCGGTGTCGATGCGACTGAAGTTAAGACTTCCTGTGGGCTGCGACTTCGACATGGTGAGGCAGAATGGCCATGAGAAAGTCGCCAAATCGTCGAGGATGTTGTCTGGCAGGTCGGTGGTGTGGAACTCCGCAACCACATCGTGGTGGTACACGTCGGACGTATCTTCGAAGAGGGGAGTACCGTTGATGTAGAGACTGGAGGTACCAAACTTGAACCCGTCCGTAGAGTGATTCCAAGAAGCATTCTTGGCGTTCCCCGACACCACGTGCAGACTCTTGCATGGGTGGTTAAAATAGGTTATGTCCACCGTCTTGTCGGTGGCCGCGAACCTCTGATTTTGCGTTTGAGTTATCAGGATCTCATGTTCCCTGTCGGTGAAAAATTTCCTTTCGTCCGTGTCGAGGTAGATGTAGTTACCGAACACCTTAGGGGTGGTACTGGGCGAGAAACCACTGCGGCACTTAATTCGAATCTCAACTTCATGGTAGGATAAAGCCAGTAAGGGAAGAGCCTTGGACCATTCCTCGGAAAAGAAGAAGGGGATCGCGTAATAGTTACCTCCGTGGTTCTCCTTACGATGGTTGAGACTCACAGCGAACGAAGCCTTCGCGGCCGACTCGCGAAGAAGGGGGTTGTGGACTCCCTGTATGAACAGGCTGTCCATGGTGCAGACCATCTGACCTCCGATGTAAAGGCTAAATTCGGTGAGATCTGTGGCGGATCGCTTAAAGAAACCGTTGTCGGAGGCGTCGTCTTGGACCGACGCGATACCGTCCGACTCGATCCAAACATAGCTTAAAAGGTCACCTTTCGAGCGCACGGGGATGACGACTTCACCTCCGGAAGAGAAGGTTCCGATGTAGTCCATCCGCTCGGGCTTCATGGCGAAATTGGTATAGCGTTTCCAGGTTTGTCGGAAAAAACTAACTTCGGGTGATCCGGTTATGTGAATGTCCTGAACTCCGACAGAGACGAGATCAATTAAAGCAGCTGACATAGTTATTATATTAATATGATATTAAAAATTTGAGCACATATCTTAACATGGTGGTTTTTCAGGCCTTGACCTGGGAGGCCAGGGACTGCGAGGATGAGCACCACATCTCAATTTTCGGAAAGACCAGAGAAGGAAAGTCAGTGTGTGTGACGACAAAGTTTGAACCCTACTTCTTCGTCAAGCTTCCACCTGGATGTGCGAACAAAGGTGCCGTGGAGCTCCTCTACCTAAAGCTCGACTCGTTACGGAAGGACTGTATGACTGGATATTCTCTGACTCAACAAAAAGACGTCTGGGGATTTTCAAACAATGAGCAGAGCTTTTACATGCACCTCACGTTCAAAAACCTAGAGGCGAGGAGAAAGATGAACAGCTTGCTTATGTACAACTCGGAGTTCACCAGGTACCGCGTGTACGAGTCCAATCTTGATCCCGTCCTGAGGCTTATGCACAGAACTGGCATCCAGTCCACTGGGTGGCTCGACACTGGATCTACTTGTGTGCGCGCCAACCTGGCGAGGGTTGATATCGACCTGTGTGCACGACTGGCGGGATCTCAA